GGTCGGCAATGGATTAGAAAATATACATATGCTCTGTCAAAAGAACTTTTAGGTATAATTAGGAGCAAATATAGTTCGATGCCAATACCAGATGGAGAGGTGACGTTAGATGGTGAAGCACTTAAAACAGAGGGTAGAGAGGAAAAAGGACAACTTTTAGAAGAATTAAAAGAATTTTTAGAGTCAGTGAGCCTAACCGAAAAACTTAAGGCAGAAGCAGAGGAGTCGAATGCCCAAAGAGAAGTTTTGGCTAAGGCACCATTAAAAATTTACATAGGATAAATCATGTCTGCTCGTAGACCTTTTTTCATATCACAAAAAGAAATCAATCTATTTGATTTTATGAATGAGGAGTTAATCGATGAGATCGTAGGACAAACAGTGGATATTTATAAAGTTTCACCAGAAAATACTAACTCTAATATATATGGTGAATCAACCACTAAATATTTCAATGTCGGATTTAGGGTGAATTGTCTTATTAGATATAACGCACCTGAGGTTGAACAATTTCAAGAAGTAGGACCTGATAACAATTCTACAATAGATTTGATGTTTCAAAGAAATAATTTAGCCAGTGGTTCACTGAACTTTTTTCCTGAAGCCGGTGATATCTGTGATTGGAATGATTACTATTGGGAAATCAACGGTGTAACGGAACCACAGTTGATTGGTGGACATCCTAATTTCAGTCATGCTATCAAGGCTACAGCACATCGTAGTAGATTATCATCGTTACAAATTGAGGAGAGACCAAGATGATTAAGTTAAGAGATTTAATAATAGAAACAGTAGATGGCGACGTATTGAGATTTTCTAAAAAGGGCGCTTCCAAACCTTTTCTAAAGGACTTTGATAGAGTGTTTAAAAAGAAGTCTAAAGAATTCGGATATGGTAAATTAGATAAAAAAACACAAACCTTAAATGTTCAGATATCTAAACCAGCTGGATTTGATAAACCAATAGAAAGGGAAATGAGAACTGGTATAGAAATAGATTATGAATTCGGTAGCAGTTATTCGTTGGATGATTTCAAAAAAGATTTAAAAAAATTTAGAGGGTATAAAATAAAACAAGAACTTCCGGTAACTTTTACATTGACAAAAGGGGATTTTGTATATAGTATAACTTACATAGATGGTCTAAGTGGCACGTTCGTAATTGCGAGCACAAGAAAATAATGGCTGTTCAAATGTTAGACAAGGTATTAATAATGAAACCAAGACGGTCTCATTCAGTGGAGTCAACGCCCATAGAAAGTGCCGTTGACAACACAATAGATAATATCTATGGTGAACCACAACCCGATAGATTTGACGAGATAATAGATTTACTAAAACAAGGTAGTATCTATGGAGAGAAAAAAGAAATAACGATGGGTGCCGTAGAGGTGCCGATTGAAAAACAAATATCAATAGATAAAGTTTCAACTGATGGATTGAAATCTGAAGAGTATAGAAATGAATCAAAAAGTAATTTAGATAAACTTAGGAAACTAAGAAATGGCAATTAAACCAATTACTAACGAAAACGCACCAAATAAGTCTACAATAAATAGAGCAGAACAGACTAGTATCCGTAGTGAAAAAGGTAATCCGAAGGTTGTTATAAAAAAGCCCGGTGGTCAAAATGCTGGTAAAGGTTTATCGATTGGTGTTCAAGAAATAGACACTGCTGTTATAAAACATGTTAAAAATGTAATGAAACCAAAAATACAAGAATCTAATGAGACAATATCAGTTCCTGTTTTATATGGCAACGAAGAAAGATGGAAATCAATAAAGTCAAGAAATACTCTACGAGATAAAAACGGTTCAATCATTCTACCACTAATGGTTTTGAAAAGAACATCTATTGCTTTTGATGATTCAATGCCATTGTCTTTTGATAATGATGTAAGAGGTAAGTTCATATCTGTTGTTAGGTCAAGCAGCGGATGGAGTAAAAATAATAGATATGATAGGTTTGCGGTATTAACTGGTCAAAAACCTGTTCAAGAATTTATAAAGACTGGTATGCCAGACTTTGTTGTCTGTTCATATACATGTGTGATGATGACATCCTACATAGAACAAATGAATGTTCTGAACAATTTATGGTTAGAACATTTGGAAACCTACTTTGGTGACCAAACTAGTTATCGTTTTTTATCATCATTGTCGGGTGACATATCTAATGAGACTCAAATGGAATCACAAGGTGAAAGAATAGTAAGAAATGAATTTACTTTTCAGATAAAAGGGTATGTGATACCAGAGTTTACAGATAATGTTTTTGGTAAAACATCAGAAACATCGAGAGGGTATATACCAAAAAAAGTATCTTTTTCTGAAAAATTATTATAATTATATATGTATATAGTGTTACTAACAATAAATTGAGGTTTTATAATGTCAGAAATTAAATTTACAAGCGATGAGTTAAAAACTATTTCCGAACTTTCAGTTAAGAATAATGATATTACTGCGAGATTTGGACAATTAGCAATCACAAAAATAAATTTAGAAAAACAATCTGAGCAAGTTGAAGAGCAGGAATTTGCATTACACGAAGAGTTAGATAATCTTAGAAAAGAAGAACAAAAAATTCTTAATGAAATAACTGAAAAGTATGGACCTGGTTCATTGAATCCTGAGACAGGCGTCTTCACACCATCAGTAGCAGTCACTGCACCAACCGAAGAAGAGAAAAAATAAAATAAGTTTTTCAGTCTTTCAAAAAATCTGTAATATTTATATATGAATAATTGTATTTAATATTACCTATTTTCGGAGAATTTAAATGGCTGAAAAAATCGTATCACCAGGTGTATTTACAAATGAAATAGACCAATCATTTTTACCCGCAACAGCTGGTCCGATAGGAGCAGCTATTGTAGGTCCAACAGTTAAAGGTCCTATCCTTCAACCAACCGTAGTGAGTTCTTATAGTGAATATGTTCAAATCTTCGGTGAGGTAATTGAAAGTGGTAGTGATAGTTTTCAATATCTAACATCTCATACAGCAAAGGAATATCTGAGACAAGGTGGTCCTGCCACCGTTGTTAGAGTTGGAGATCCTGATATAATCAGTTCCAAAGCTACTGCAACATTACAAGGAAGTGGTAGTGTTGACGTTGTCACCATTGAGGTGATAGGTAATGGAACTATTTTTAACAACACTTCATCATTAGATGAAAACGGAAGACTAGCACCAAGAGCTAATTCCAACACGAACACACACTTTGCTTCAGGTAGTCATGGTGGTCGTTCTGATAATTTCAGATTTGAAGTTTCACAAAGAAACTTAGCAAAAGGAACTTTTACGCTAGTTCTAAGACAAGGTAATGATGAAGAATCAAATAAAAAAGTTATTGAAACTTTTGAAAATCTATCCTTAGATCCAGAATCATCAAATTACATATTGAAAAGAATAGGTAACCAAACAAATACAATTGTAGTTGAGGATGGTCAGGCATTTATTCAACCAACTGGTGATTACCCAAATCTATCCAAAAATATTAGAGTAAAGACACTTCACAAAAAAACTCCAAACTATTTAAAAGAGGATGGGGTTGTTGATGCAAACGCTTATGAACACTCAGGTTCATTCATACCATCTCTTGGTAGTGGTAGTCGCGGTGGTAGTTTCGATGGAGGACAATTTGGTGCTGCGGAGAGTAAACATCCTTTTAATTTTTATCTTGAAGAAAGTGAAGATTTAGATGATAACTCACAAGGCGTCGATATGTCGGAAAGTTCAGCAGCTGTTACGACTTCAGCAGTTGGTGGGGGATATGCGACTGCTATAAACTTATTGAAAAATAAAGATGAATTCGATATCAACCTCTTATTTCTACCAGGTCTGATTGACACACAGCCAAATCATAAATCAATAATTAATAATGCTGTTGAAATGTGTGAAAATAGGGGTGATGTTTTTCTAGTCTATGACCCAACTTGGAGAACGGATACTGTGGCAACCGCCAAAACAACTGTAGAGGCCAGAAATTCAAGTTACTGTGCTGCTTACTATCCATGGGTTCAAATTCAAGATACTACCTTGGGAACTAACAGGTTTGTCCCACCTTCAACAGTTCTTGCTGGTGTGTATCATTTTAATGATACTATTGGACAACCATGGTTTGCACCTGCTGGTTTGAATCGTGGTGGGATTGACTCTGCTATTCAAGCATATAGAAAGTTAACACAAGGGAATAGAGATGATTTATATGAATCAAATGTTAATCCTATTGCTACTTTTCCTGGTCAAGGTGTGACAGTGTTTGGACAGAAGACAACACAGAAAAAGGCATCTGCTCTTGACCGTGTTAACGTTAGAAGATTATTAATAAATCTTAAAAAGTTTGTTGCTAATTCATCTAGAAATTTAGTATTTGAACAAAACACAACAGATTTGAGAAATCAATTTCTTAATGTTGTCAATCCTTACATGGAACAAGTTCAAGCTAATAGTGGATTGAGTGCTTTTAGGGTTGTTATGGATGACACTAATAACACACCAGAAACAATTGATAGAAATCAATTGATAGGACAAATATTTATTCAACCAACAAGGACTGCTGAATTTATTGTGTTAGACTTCGTAGTTCAACCAACAGGAGCTGCTTTTCCTGAGTAATTTTTAATAAATTGATATTTATTATTGGAGATAAAACATGGCAGAATTATTAGAACCGAATAAACTATTTTACACACCATATGAACCTAAGTTAAAAAATAGGTTTATTATGGAAATCGATGGTATTCCAGCATTCACGATAAAAACAATGCAAAGACCACAGATTACATTTGATGAAGTAGTTTTGGAACATATGAACGTTACACGATATGTTAAGGGTAAAGGTAGATGGCAGACTTTACAGATTACACTTTACGACCCAATAGTCCCTTCTGCGTCCACAAGTGTGATTGAGTGGGTAAGATTACATCACGAAAGTGCTACTGGTAGAGATGGATATTCGGATTTCTATAAAAAGAATATTACTTTTAACCTATTAGGTCCTGTAGGTGATATAATTGAAAAGTGGACTCTTTATGGGACATATATTCAAGATGCTGCTTTTGGTGATTTAGATTTTGCCGATTCAAATCCCGTAGAAATTACACTAACCCTTAGATACGATTACGCTATATTGGAGTTCTAATGAAAATACTTAAAGTTATACTATCATCAATTCTTTTTCTTTCAGTTGTTCCAGCACCAGCTATGGAGCTCAGTGCTGGTATGGAAGAAATTAAAAAGAAAAAGAAAAAGAAAGGTAAAAAGAAAGCTAAAAAAGGTAGTAAAAAGAAAAAAGGTTTCTTTTCAAAAATTATTGGTTCAAAGTAACCATCAGTTTTAATACCAAGGAGTTATAATGTCAGAACATAAGTTCCCCACGGAAGTTATCGACTTACCATCACGAGGACAGGTATATCCAAAAGAATCACCATTGTCAGAAGGTAAGTTAGAATTAAAATATATGACCACACGAGAAGAAGATATATTGATGTCTGAAAATCTTATCAAAAAGGGTGTGGTGATTGATAAATTATTAGATAGTCTAATCGTTACAGAAGGTGTAAACCAAGACCAACTAATTTTAGGTGATAAAAATGCTGTTTTGGTAGCAGCTCGTATATTGGCTTACGGTCATGAATACACTGCTGAAGTTTTTAATCCAAATAATAGTGATGAAAAAGTTCAACATACTTTTGACTTAACAAGTTGTCCGTTTAAAGATGCGGTTGAGGGTGTGGATTACTCAGATAATTCTTTTGATTTTGAAACACCCATTGGTAAAAATAAAATAAAATTTAAACTACTTACTGGTTTAGAAGAAAGATTAATACAAAAAGACCTAGAACAGTCTAAAAAATACG